ATATCCGCGCACGGTCGGTCCCAAGCGTGTTGAGGGGGGCAAGCCGAACACAGAGGGGAGACGTGGCGAGCTTCACAACGCTGGCTTCAACTGACTGATGCCAATTATCTTGCCATTTTTCTGCTTTTCTGATGCGTCACCTTAGATTTCACAAAGGCCGAATCGGCCAACTTGTGCGAATCTCATGTCAAGAGCCATCCCCGGCTCTCTGCTGATTGGAGGAAGTGAACATGGCATATGACGCCCGTGCTGTTGCAAATGAGGTGCTCATCAGGGCTTGGGAGCGCGGATTCGAGCCGACTCAGATTGACATCCAGAAAATCACTTACTTCCTTCATGGCCATCACCTTCTGGAGCATGGGGTTCCACTCGTAGAGTCTGAGTTCGAGGCGCTTCATTATGGGCCTGTGCAACGGTCGCTTTTGGACTGCTACCACAAATTTGGCGAGGAGCCGATTACAGAGTTGGCTAGGAAGTTCAACCCGGTCAAAAGAGAGTATCAGGAGTTTCCCCGCATCCTTGACAACTCTGTGCTGTCCACGATTGATCGGCATATTGACTTCTATTTGGAATACTCCTCATTCGAGCTTGTCGAGATGACCCATGTGAAGGGCTCGCCTTGGTCAATCACAATGGAGCGCGCTCGGAATGCGGTGAACATCGGAATGCGAATTAGCAATGACCTGATCCGCACCTGTTTCGAGGGCGCTAAGGTCGCGTAGCGAAGGACTTCGAAGTGACACGGAAGCAGAAGATCGCCAGTCTACTGAAAAGAATCCAATTCCTTGATCTTTCTGCTTTCGTGGCAACGCCCCGAGCCGATCGCGAAAATGAAATACGCGCTTACGTTGATCGCACCCGAGGGGTGTTCAAAAGCTATGAGCCCTTCAGGAAGTGTGTCAACGGGATTTATGGCGTAAGCCTCGGCCTGGATCCCACGCCACCATTGACTGGCGCTAAACTGGAGTATGCAGTTCGCAAGACCTGTGAAGGCAAAGACGAGGGGATGAACCTGTCTGCAGCTTTTGCGCTGGTCGATCTCTTGAGTTCGTCTTCCGCTTTTTCTGCATACCATCATGTGGAACGGTCACTGCCGCTAGGCACGGACAGAAGATGCGCGTTTCGTATCGAGCACTATCTGGTACGAGATGGGGAGGCGATTTTCCAGTTTCCATACCCCCGCCGAAAGCGATTGTCGGACCATCAACTGCACACAATGATGTCTCTCATCCACTTCGCCTACGCCACGGGCGACTACTCGGATGCTGCAGTCGAAATCGCGGATCTGAGCGCGGAGCAAGACTACATCTACCTCGATGGCCGACGCGAGCAGGGACCAAGGTGCCCTAGGATTGTTACGATGCCCGCAAAGGGGCCGCTCAGCAGAGAGATGCTTCAGGAAGAAGTACAAAATGTTCATGACATTCTGATGCGCCTCTCTGAAGAGTAGTCTTCAAATCTATTTATTGACCTGCACTGAGCTAGTCGACATTGATTGAACTTGACTATCTCAGCGCCGTCTCCGCACACCCCTGCGGATGTATTGCCAGCCCATGATCTGCGATTCTCGCGGTCATGAAAACCGCACCCCAGACCATCGCCCTGATGCAAGCACAGCCGCTCCCGCAAGCCGGGGGCGTGCCCGATTGGATCCATCTGATCCCCGCTGGCACCGAAATCCTGACCAGCGATCACCGCGGCCCTTATCGGGTCATTGATCCCCAGGCGGTGGTGGCGGCCAGCACCGGCAAGCTGCCGATCGACGAAAACCACGCCATCGACCTGGCCGCCCCGCGCGGCGAGGCATCCCCGGCGCGCGGCTATATTGTCGAGCTGCAGGCCCGTGCCGACGGCATCTGGGGCCGGGTGGAATGGACCGAAACCGGCCGCGCACTGGTGGCGGATCGCGCCTATCTCGGCATCAGCCCGGCGGTCATCCACGATGGCGAAAAGCGCATTCTCGCCATTGCCCGCGCGTCGCTGACCAACCGCCCGAATTTTCGCGGACTGACATCCCTTCATATGGAGACTTCCATGACCACTGCCGTCGCCAAGGCCCTGGGCCTTGCCGATGATGCGTCCGAGGATCAGATCCTCGGCGCCATCGGGAAACTGAGCCAGCCCCAGACCGCGCTGCAATCCAGCCTGTCGCAGATTGGCATCGCCTTGGGCGTGGCCGATGGCGCCGCGCCGGATGCAATCCTGGCGGCAGCCCGCGCCAAGACCGCAGCCATGCCCGCCGAAATCACCGCGCTGCAATCCGAACTGGCGACGGTCTCGCAGGGGTTCGCAGCGCTGCAACAGCAGATCCTGCGCGAGAAGGCCGAAGCCTTCGTCGATGCGGCGATCAAGGAAGGACGGGTCGGCGTCAAGCCGATGCGCGACCGCTACATCGCCATGCACATGGCCGATGCCAAGGGCACGGGGGAACTGATCGGGGCTCTGCCCGCGGTCATCGCCCCGCTGCCCAACGGCGATACCGCCCTGCAATCGGCCGAAAGCGGCGATCTGGTTGCCAAGGCGCGGGCCTACCAGGCCAAACAGAAGGCAATGGGTGTCGATATCGGCTGGTCCGATGCCGTCACCGCCGTTTCGGAGGGCAAGCAATGATCCCGCACCTCATCCGCGCCTTCGAGGCTTCGGCTGCGATCACCGGGCGCCGCATCGTTGTTTTCTCCGACGTCGCAGCCTCGTCGAAGATCGCCATGGCGGCCAGCGCCACCACCCCGGCCATCGGCGTGTCCGACCCGATGGGCGCCGATCTGGGCGGCATGTGCGATGTGGTGCTGACTGGCATCGCGTCTCTGGAACTGGGCGCCACGGTCACCGCCGGGCAACCGCTGATGGCGGATGCCCAGGGGCGGGGCATCCCTGCCACCGCCACTGCCGCCACCACGCGCCGCGTGATCGGCTTTGCCGCCGAGCCGGGCGTATCCGGTGATTTCATCGACGTCATCCTGGCGCCGAGCCTGCTTGACCGCGCCTGAGAGGATTGATCATGGCCCCCAACCGTCCGTTTCCCGTCGATCCCGTTCTGACCGCGATTGCGGTCGGGTATCGCAACCCCTCGGCCACCTATATCGCCGATGCCGTTCTGCCGCGCCAATCCGTGGGCGCCGAAGTGTTCAAATGGACCGAATATCCCCTGGCAGATGCTTTCGCGATCCCCGATGGCCGCGTTGGCCGCAAGGGCGCGGTGCAGCAGCTGGAATTCGGTGGCACCGAAAAGCAATCGGCGGTCGATGACTATGGCTTTGATGCGCCGATCGCTTATTCGGATGTCGAGGCGGCGCAGAATGCCCGTGCCCGCGGCCTGTCGGCCATCAACCCCGAAACCCATGCGGTTGAAATGCTGACCGACACGCTGATGAACATCCGCGAAGTGCGGGTGGCGGCGCTGGTGCACAACCTGAACAGTTATGCCGCCGACAAGCGCGTGACCCTGTCGGGCACCTCGCAGTTTTCCGACTATACCAACAGCGATCCGATCACCGCGCTGAAGACCGGGCAGGAATCCACGCTGGTCTACCGCCCGAACACCTGGGCGATGGGGCGGCCGGTCTGGTCCAAGCTGTCGTCGCATCCGAATATCGTGAATGCGGTCAAGGGCGGCACCCAGACCTCGGGCCTGGTGTCGCGCGAACAGTTCATCGAGCTGTTCTCGGGCGAAGGGCTGCAAGAACTGCTGATCGGCGATGCCTGGGTGAATACCGCCAAGCCCGGTCAGACGGCGTCGCTGAACCGCTGCTGGGGCAAACACATCGCCATGTTCCACAAGAACACGGGCGCGTCGATCACTGCGGGTGGCATCACCTTCGGGGCCACCGCCGAATATGGCGGGCGCATTTCGGGGCGGATCGAAGATCCCGATGTCGGCCTGCAAGGCGGCTACCGGGTCCGCACCGGCGAGCGGGTGAAGGAGATGATCATCGCCAAGGACGTTGGCTATTTCATCCAGAACGCGGTGCAGTGATGGCCTCGCGCAAGAATACCCAGGGAACCAAAGACAGCCTCAAGGGCGCATCGCCCGAACAGGCCGAGGTTCGCAGCGCTGCTGGCGCCGATGCGGGCGGCCAGCAGCAACCCGGCGGGGGAAATGAAGGGGATACCGGATCCCCCGCCGGTGACCCCGTTGCAGAGCTGGCGCGCGCCGTTGCGGCTATCACGCCCGACGTTGCACGGATCATCCCTGAAAGCACGGATATCCAGATCCTGCGCCGCATCGCAACCGCGGCTGACACGATCATCCACGACGGGGTGCATTTTGCGCCGGGTGATCCGGTGCCGGTCACCGTGGTCGATTTCGCCGGGCTGGCGGCCGCCGGGGTGCTGGCCGAAACCGCCTGGGGCGATCTGGCAGAGGACGAACCCTGAGGTCCGCTCGGCGGGTCATGGCGACCGCTTGAGCCTTATGCCCCACAAGCGCCCGGCAGTGGCGCGGGGCCTCCCCGGTGGCGGGTGATCGCCACCGGGACCACGCCTGGAGAGCCCCATGACCTATGCCACGCTTGACCATCTGACAGACCGCTACGGCACCGACCTGCTGGTGCAGTTGACCGACCGTGCGCCGGAGGCAACGGGCGTGATCGACGCTGATGTGGTCGCCCGTGCACTGGAGGATACGGATCGCTTCATCGACGGTTTCATGGGCCGTTATGTGCTGCCGCTGGTCGAGGTGCCGGGTCTGCTGACCGACCTGGCACAAAGCATCGCCATCTGGAAGCTGCACAGGTTCAAGCCCGATGAAAAGATCGAGGCGGATTATCGCGATGCCCTGCGCGCACTGCGCGATATCGGCTCTGGTGTGATCACCCTGTCTGTTGCCGGGGTCGAACCGCAGACGTCTGGCGGCAGTGGCGCGCGCATCACGGATCGCGAACGGCCGCTGACCGCCGAAAACCTCAAGGGGTTCATCTGATGGCCGTGATCCCCGCCGTGATCGCCCGCCTGAAATCCATGGTCCCTGCACTGGGCGGCCGCGTGGCGGGCGCGGCTGATCTGGCCCGGCTGATGGCAAGCCAGACGCCACCGCAGGCGACACCCGCAGCGCATGTCTATCCCGGCGGCCTGATGGGCGGGCGCGCCGAACCGATACTTGGGCAGTATCGACAGGGCGTCGAACGGCTGGTCAGCGTGCTGATCACTGTGCGGTCGCAGGATCAGACCGGAGCACGCGCCTTGGATCAGATCGAGGCGCTGCTGGACGCTGTGGTCGAGGCTGTCGCGGGCTGGGCGCCTACCGATTCGCGGGGCGTCTTCGTGCTGCGCCGGGCGGTGCCCACGGGGGCATCGGGGGCGGCGTTTTCCTACGAACTGACCTTTTCCATCTCTGATGATCTGAGGATCCTGACATGACGCGCAAGACTGATGCGGCCCCTGGTGGGGTTGAGGTGCGGCCGACCGGCATGGGCGGCAGCTATGTGATTGACCCGGCGACGGGGCTGCCGCTGGCGGCGCCTGCGGCCGTGCCTGCGGCGCCGGTGGCGCCTGAACCGGCGGCCGAGGCCGCGCCCAGCAAGAAGGACACCGGCAAATGACCGTCCGTTACATGCGCAAGACCGCGATCCTCGCCCGGCTGGAAGCGACCTATGGCGAGAACAACACCGATCCCTGGGACCCGACCGATGCGATCCTGATCAGCAATGCCAAATTCCGCATTGCCCGCGATACCGAGCCGCGCGAGCTGATCCGGCCCTGGCTGGGCGGATCGGAGCATCTGGTGGCGGCACGCCGGGCCGAGGTGGAATTCGAGGTCGAGTTCGCAAGCTCGGGCGCGGCGGGAACGGCGCCCGCCTGGGGCAAGCTCCTGCGCGCCTGCGGTCTGGCCGAGAACATCGTCGCGGGCAACCGGGTGGAATATCTGCCGGTCTCGGCGGGCTTCGAGAGCCTGCAAC